ATTAGGGTTACGCAATAAGTTCCAACAAACAAAGGCACTACAAATCCAAGACTTACCAGCACCTCGAAATGCTTGTATAACACTTCTACGAGGAGCTTTTTGTAAGAAATCAGCTATATCGTATTGGACTGGAGTAGGCTCAATATTTAGGTGTTTCCATACTAAAAATAAGAAATTCCTAAAATCACGTGTAATATCACTCATAGATAGCCTTTATTTCCGATTTAAACGCACGTATATGCGTTCTTTAGTTGAAGTCCTTGTCCTGCACTATATCCTGTAAATCTTCCAGTTTAAAGGGCAATTCTTCGGCTAATTTGCCTATTGAATTTCCTTGCTTAGGAATACAGTCTATATTGTTATCTTTTAAGAATTGACGGGCTACGTTTAGGTCAGCACTTTTAACTTCTGGGTCTCTAATTTTATCTAGTAAAGTTTTAGCTAATAACTCGTGTAAATCTTCTAGTGTTTTAATTTTTTCTGACATAATTATTTTTTAACGTTTTTAATTGCACCTTTATTGTATGATGCGTAAAATACTGAACGACCACGTTTAGTGCCATACTGTTTTTGCATAGCTTTTAAAACTTTACGTCCTTTAGTATTTAATGGCATTTACATTCCTTTAGTAGTAAACAACCATAAGCAGTTTTATATATACACATTTATTTTATTATCCAATGTTTTGGTATAACAACTATTTCCCCGAACTCAATACTTCCATCTTCATCTAAAGAGTACGTAGAAAATGTTTTAATATAATCTTTTGTCTCCTCAAATATCCAACCACTAGTTACACAAGTAGCTGGTTTTAATTCTTTCATTTCTTCTTTGTTTGACCAACCAGTTTTAGATTTAGCATCTAACCAGTATAATTCTCCTTTGATTTTTTTATAAGGAAAATTGTTGGTCATAAAATTATCTTTTTTTAAATTTGTTGCTTTTAATTATTACTTTTTTAAATCTTACTATTCTTTTTTTTTGTTCTTGTTTCCATAACAGTTTAGTTAAATAGTTATTTAATTTATTTATTATAATTGTAAACATATTATTATTATATTATTGATTTATTTCTTTTAATATGACCTAAAACTATTCCTTTATGTACTCCTTCTTTAATAGTATAGCCAGAAGTTCCATTACCATTAATTTCAACTTCTTTTCTACTTCTAAATAAAGTATTATTTTTCTTTTCTATTTCTTTATTGAAGAAGTTTTTAGCTATTAAATCTTTTAATCTTTCAATCATTATTTCTTATGAAAGATGTCAAGAGTTGGTTTAAGCCCGTATATTGCCCCGAATATACCTACTACTAGCCATTTATAAAACTCAGGAAACTTATTAAAATAATCGAAGAATAAATCTAATTTTTGTTGTATTAAAGGGTCTCCAGAAAATAAAGACCAAGCCAATAAAACTATAGGTAGGCACACAATAATCAAGACTAACTCGTCTTTCCAACCTTTTTGTTGGTCTTCATATACATCTCGTTTATATTCTATTTCTCCACGAGCCATACGTTCAAAATATCTTCGTTCTGCTTCTGATTCTAGTAATTCAGATTGTTTATGGTTTTTATAAATCTCAGCACCAGTTTTAATAACTGTTGGTATTACACTCCACCACATATATATTTATCCTATTATTAACGTTTGTATTGAACTCTAAATTTTCCTCTATTTAATTTTCTAGAAGTTACTCTTAGATTATCGGGCGAATTATTTTGTGGGTTGCTATCTTTGTGGTCTACATCTTTACCATCTCCTTTAGCAACAACTCCACGTGCCATTAAATTTCGTCTAGCTCTATTTCTAGATGCTCTATCTAGTTTAGCCTCTGATGACGACTGATATTTTTGATACTCTAATCTGTAATTTCTACGAGCCATTTTTTCCTAAAAAGTATTGCCATATTGTGAATATAGTTCCTAACATAGCTGCAATTCCTATTAAAACTTTTAAACCACCTTTAGACATAGCAATTTGTTGTTTTAATTCAACTATATCATCACCGTGTTTAGTTATGTCGGTATGTATATGTGCTATTTTAGTGTTCATATCCTTTAAGATATGGACTAAAAGATTATTATTAAATTGATCTTTTCTATTTGTTAAACGTCTTTTTTTAGTTTTCATATTAATTTTAATAGTCGGCTGTGTCTAAACAAGTAACAACCGACTACTTAATATTTAACTAGTCTTCGTCGTCGTCTCCGAAATCCACATCATCATCTTCAAAATCTGTGTCTTCGAAATCGTCTTGTTGATCGTCTACTTTGTCTTTTAACTCTGCCAATTTATCTTCAATTTCTTCAATCAAATCTATAACTGACACTTCTTTTTTCTTTTTTGCCATAGTAGTCGCCTTTTAGTTATTGTTTGTTTATTTACTTTTTGTTATTTTGAAAAAACACTTCTACTGACTTTGACCAGTCTTTAAAAGCGTCCGCCCAAAATTTCTGAATTTGTCCAACATAACTTTCAGTCGCTTTTTTAGCGTCTTCGTATGAAGGTATTTCAAATTTAGGTGTGAACATAGTTGTTTCCTTTTTTGGTTGTTTATTTAAAAATTGTATTTCTTCAAATGTATATGGTATCATATTTATTTTTTAGGAAATCCAGCTTTCATATTTGCATATGCTTTAGCTGATATTGTTGATTTAGACTTAGGTCTAGATATTCCTAGTTTTTTTCTACGGTTAATATTAGCGTAAAGTCCTTGTCTTCCTTTCATATGTTTTATACCTTTATTAAATTAAGATTTTTTATGTCTATTAGCAAAATTTCTAGCAGCTTCTTTAGACGCAAATCCCCAAGCACGAAGTGCTAATTTTAAACGAGTAGGTCTTCCTTTTTCATCTTGTAAAGAACCTTTCATTCCAGCAAAACGAGCTGCAAAAGAAACTCTACGAGGGTTAACCCCAGACTTAACTGGTGCTTTTAAATTAGAGCCTTCTTTTCTATTAAAGTATGCTCGACCTTTAGCATTTAAACCACCGCTAGGGTTTTGATATACTTTTTTTACCATATTTTACTTGTGTTTTTGTTATTTAAAAGACTTATGGTCTTTTTGAGGTTACCAATTTCCGTTAAATGCTGACGCAGGATAAGAAGTTAAATGCCAAGAGTAAGTTCCTGAATATACTCCTCTAGCATTTGGGTCTATTACTGTAGCTGATTGTCCGCTTCTAAACCAATTTGTAGTATCTAAAGTAATACCTTGTTCACAATCACTATTAGTTTGCTGACCATCTGAGTTAAAAGAACCTGAAGTTAAAACTTTTGTAACACTCACAGAACTACCTGCTCCTGAATAACTATTATTCCAAGTTGCACCAGCATTATGTATTATAGAATTACTTAATTTAAAATATGCAGTAGCAGGATTATCATATTGCCAAGAATAAGAATTAACTCCTAAATTTGTAGTGTTTCCGTTTAAAGTTGGACTTTGAGAAGCATTTTTAAGAACACAATTTAAAAGATTAGGTGCATCACTTAAACTATCACCACCTATTTTACCATCTCCACCTTTAAATATTGAGTGTTCATAATTATTATCAAAGTTATCACTTCCTAAATACATTTCACGTTCCATTACCAATCCTAAACAACCACTATTACGACTTAAAAAAGTAAATGGGTGGTCTCTGTGTGCTGTTCCTACATTTTTAGTACATACTTTTGTTAATTTAGGAAACCCAACAAACCAGACATTTGTTTTTTCTGCAAGGTTAGAATCCATATTAGTATTTGTATAAGATGTTATACAGGTATAATCTCCAACTCCGTAATGACTGCCTGTTAATAAAAATGTTTCAGGTGCTAAAATTGCTGTATCGTTTGACACACAAACTGATGCAAATTTTTGCAAAGTTTGAAATGGAGTTGATTTAGTTAATCCATTATTAGTGTCGCTACCAATGCTTGAAGATATATAATATTTTGTTCCACTTGTTCTAGCATCTACAAAACTTTGATAAGCAGTTGGTAATCTATAACTAGGATTTACAATTATATTAAAAGCTCTATCTACATTAATTCCACCAGCACTAGCTCTTAAATTAAAACTATAAGTAGTTGCAGAACCAACGTCTGTCGGATTACCACTAATAGCTCCTGTAGATGAATTTAAAGTAAGTCCAGCAGTAGTTAAAACTGTACCGCCTGTTTCAGAATAACTTACAGTATCTCCGTCTGCATCTGTTGCAGATACAGTTGCGTGAGTTCCTGTAGCTTCATCACTAATAGTTGCAAGTGTTCCTGAAGCTGTACTCCAAGCTGGAGATACATCTACGGCAATTTGATTATCTAAAACTCCTGATAAACCAGAAGAATTTATAACTTTAACATCATAAGGTTCTTTAGCATTTACAAAAGAGCTTCTCGCAATAACAGCACTAATAGTTGTTGAGTTAGTTACTGTAGTTGTTGATGCTGTAATTTCTGTTCCATCATTACCTACAAATTTAACAACTGCACCAGCTTGAAAATTACTTCCTGTTATAGTGAAAGTAACATTACCACCTACATCACTTTCTACTTCTAAAGGAGATACTACTGTAACTGTTGGTGGACTATCTATAATCTTAAAGTCCGTACCTGTATAATACTCAGCTAATCCTGTAGTCGTATTAAATCTAATCTGACCAGCAGTAGAACCACGTTGTTCAGTAGTTCCTGATGCGACTTTAGTTCCTGCTGTTCCGCTATCGGATATATTTACAAATCCTGTGCCTAAATCGGCAATAGTTCGTGCTTTAGTCATTTACGACTTCCTATTAGTTAAGTTGTTGTTGTTAAGTTTTACTTAATGATTGCTTGTACTTCTTCTTCAGTAAGACCAAGTGCTGAAAGTTTTGCTAATGCACTTGCTTTAGCTTCTATTTTAGCCTCTTGTTTAGCAAGTTGTTTTTGTCTAAACTTTTCTTGTTCTACCAAAAATTCGTCTGAATAATTAAAAGAACCATCTGGTTTTTTAATCATATCAGCACATACATTATCATTTACTTGTTCGTAACCTTCTACGAATTGGTATGATATTAGTTCTATTTTATTATTTTTTATTTTTGCGTATTTCATATTTTTCCTTTTAAGCTACCTTCCATATTTGAACATCAGTATAAACTTCTACTACTCCTAAATTTGAAGGAGTACCTGCGGCACCAGAGCCACCATCATTGGTTGAAGTTATCATTTGTATTTCAAAATTCTTTGATGCGGCAATAGTAAATCTACCAGATATAAAAACAAAACTATTATCTGTATAAATAGTTACACCATCGCAAAATCCACTTGAGCTAATTAAAGTATCTGAGCTATCTGACGTATTTCTTAATTTTGCTTTAAATTTTTGACCTACTGAAGAAGGAATTTGTGATTGAATATAATAAGTTCCACTAGGTAAAGTTATTACTGATGATGATAATGATGCACCAGATATTTCATTTGTCATTATAGTATTTAAAGTTCTTTTAAACCAAGAAGTTGATACTCCACCAGCACCAGTATTATTAGCTTTTTCATCTCTTACATGAAGTAATTGTGAACCAAAACCATCTGATAATGTACTCCAAGCTGGATTTGCACCAGAACCATTAGTCTTTAAAAATTGACCAGAAGTTCCTGCACCAAGTCTAACCCAAGAAGTACCATTATAATAAAGTACATCTCCTTGTGCTAATCCTGCTAATGAAGTTATGTCTGTTCCTGACTGTGCCATTAAAGACCAGTACGTTGCATTTGTTGGCAAGTTTCCTGTTGAAGCTAATATGCAAATATAAGATGAACCATTATAGCTCACTACATCATCTGCAACATAGGCGGTAGCACCATTGTAAGCTCCTTGCCAAACGAACTTAATTCTACCTAAATTTACTGTAGCCATATTTTTTTATTTTCCTTATATGTTTGCAATTAAATCGCCATTTGAGAGTGTAAAAGTAAATCCACTCGCACTAAACAAAACATCATCAAAGTTGGCGAAAGTTGCCTTTGATATGTTATCTACTCCTTGATTTGTTGTTGTAACAATCAAGTTTGAATTTGTTGAAGTATCTTTGTTAAATCCGTAAACCTCTGCTGAACTTGCATTTCCAAATTCTAAAGCAGTTGCACCAGAATTAACTTTTAAGACTTGTCCAGCAGTACCTAAAGAATTTGGTACGTCATTGGCATCGGTAATACTAAAGTTAGCTAATTGAAAAGTTCCGTAAGCAATAACTTCTAAAATATCTGAAGCAGAAGCTCCTACTGTCAAAACTATTGAAGTACCAGAAGATGCTGTAAAGTCTGAACCATTAACTAATTTAATTCCGTTTAAATAAACATCTAAAAATCCTGCATCGTAAGCTAATGTATTTGCGTTATCGTCTGCACCTGTAAATGTAGTTTGTGAAGCTGTTGCAGTATATTTATATCTATCTGCTGTACCATTAACTGAAGAACCTGCATTTATAAATCCACCACTAGAGTACACCTTCATTGTGTTTGAAGTAGTGTCAAAATATAAATCTCCTAAATCTAAACTTGTAGTAGGAGCTGTTGCACTTACTCTGTATCTAGCAGAAAAATCATTTACTGAACCAATATTAGTAGCAACTGTATTTACGTTAGCTATAGAACCTGCAACAGTCGTAATATTAGCATCATTAGTAGCTACAGTATTAATATTTGCAGAGTTTGAATTAACTTGATTAATATTTGTACTGTTAGAATTAACAGCATTAATATTTGCAATATTAGTTGCTACTGTATTTACATTTGCAATATTAGTTCCAACTGTATCAACATTAGCTATAGCATTTGCTACAACTTCTATTTCAGAAGTGGCTTCGTTTAAATCATTTGCAGTAGTTATAACTTTAGCAATATCAGTTGCGATTGTAGAAATATTTGCAGAGTTAGTTGCGACTGTTGTAATGTCTGCACTAATTCCTGCAAGTGTAGTTATATTTGCGTTTTGACCTGCTACTGTATTTATATTGGCATTGTTACCAGCTACAGTATTTACGTTAGCGACATTCGTTGCGACTGTATTAACATTAGCAATAGAACCACCTACTAAATTTACATTAGCTACGTTAGTAGCAACTGTTCCTATATTGGCATTAGCACCTGCAACTGTTGTAATATTTGCGTTTGCTCCTGCTACAGTATTTACGTTAGCAATAGCTCCACCAACTATATTAACATTGGCTATATCTGTTGCGACAGTTCCTATATTAGCAACTGCACCTGCAACTGTAGAAATATTATTTGTAGGTGTAATTTGACCAGCTACAGCAGTAATGTTTGCATTAGCTCCTGCGACAGTTGTTATATTAGCATTAGCACCTGCTACAGTAGTGATGTTAGCATTATTACCTGCAACAGTATTTACGTTAGCTATGTTTGTTCCAACTGTATCTACGTTAGCTATACTTACTGCTACTGTATTAATTTCTGATACTGGTTCTAATAAATCTGAACCTACAGCATTTACATTTGTTAAAGCAGAATTAACTGCATTAACACTTGCTATGTTTGAATTTAAGTTTGTTAATGTTGCTTTATCTGCTGTGCTTAACCAAGTGTTTTCTAAATATGTTTTATTTACTGCATCGTTAGCATTAACAGGGTTAGCTAAATTTTTAATTACTTTTGAATTTGCGTTGTACTTGTTATCTGTATCTAATAATAAAGCATTATCAGCTGTGTCAAATGCTTCTTGTGATATATAAAATAACTGGTTGCTATCTTGATCTAATATAGACTCAGTAATTGTCGCACCATCTTGATAATCTACTAATCTTGTAGAACGGCTAGATGATCTAGAAATAGAAATAGAAGTTCCGTTAGCTGGTGCTACTGTAAATTGTATTGTTGAACTAGTAGGAAATGTATAATCAGTCCCAGCAGTTTTAACTACGTTATCTATTTTTACTATTACGTGAGAAGATGTAATGTAAGGAAACGTAATTGAATACGTAGTCGTACTACCATTCCCAGTATAATTGACTATTGCAAATGACATATTTTATTTGTTATTGTTAATATAATCTTACTCTACCTTCATCTGGTAAAGGACTTTTATCTATAAATAAATTTAGAATATTACTTATTCCAAAACTATTTTGGAAAGCTATTAAACGAGTAAGTCTTCTAGCATCTATTTTAGAAAAACTATAATTATCTCTAGTTGCTTTTAAAAATGAACCCATAACATCAGCACCAGAAGAAAGTAAATCATAAGTTGGGTTACCAGTAATTAAATTTACTTCAAGACCACTACTACGAGTATTAAATCTATACTCAGGAGCCATTTGAGAAGTAAATATATCAGCATAAGCTGGTATTAAAGACGACCAACCAGTTCTTTGAAAAGCTGCAAAACCTAATTTACTATAATCACCGTCTTTACCTAATCTTTTTTCTAGATATTCTTTTCTTTGTCTATCTCCCATTCCTAGTGTATTAAAATGAGTTTGACCTAAGTAAGCCATAGTAGCTAACATACTAGTATAAGCAAACATACTAAATGTTCTAAAGTCAGCAAGAGCTACGTTGTGTAAAAATTGTTTAGACCAAGCAGTTATAACAAACTGACGGAATTGACCAATAGTTTTACCTAAAGTTTCATCACCAAAAAATCTGTTTGTGTCTCCAATAAAATTATATTGAACAGCTCTTTTAGTGTGTCTATTTAATCTGTTTGCAAACGTAGATAATAAATCTTCATCTTTCCAATTTGCAAAATTAAATTGTTTTACTTTAGTACCCCAAAATGTTTTCTCAACTGTTACAGTACCGTTTGTAAATTCTTTAGCAAATCTTTTTAATTCAGCCTCAGTAAATCCTAACACTTTATATCTGTTTAAATTAACTGTTGTAAAATCAAAATTACTAGCTTTTAATTTAAACATATCGTCAGCAAACTTATCAACAAAAGTTCTAACTGCTAATTTTCTTAGGAAAGTATCAACAGGAGTTAAACCAGAAGTCCAAGTAGTTACTTTCTCTGCTGCAGTTAAAAAATTATTTCCTTTAGCT